AGCTAAATATCGTATTGGTACGACTGGAACATTAGATGGAACTCAAACTCATCAGTTAGTATTAGAAGGATTGTTTGGACCAGTATATAAAGTAACCACTACAAAAGAGTTAATGGATAATGACGATCTTGCTCAATTAAATATAGATATATTAATACTTAAATATAAAGAAGAGTATTGCAAACAGATAGTAAAAGAGAAATATCAGCAAGAGTTAGATTTTATTGTAAGATATGAACCAAGAAATAATTTCATAAGTAATTTGGCATTAGATCAAAAAGGGAATACTTTAATATTGTTTAATTATGTAGACAAGCATGGTAAACCATTGCATTCATTATTGCAAACAAAGATGCCAGATAAAAGAAAACTCTTTTACGTATCAGGAGAAACAGATGTTGACACAAGAGAATCAGTCCGTGAGATTACCGAGAAAGAGAAAGACGCAATTATCGTTGCAAGTATTGGGACTTTTTCTACTGGTATTAACATTAGGAATTTACACAATATCATCTTTGCTAGCCCAAGTAAAAGCCAAATTAGAGTACTTCAATCGATCGGGAGAGGGTTGAGGAAGAGTGAAGATGGAACAGATACAAAGATATATGATATTGCAGATGACTTACATTGGAAAAATCAAAAGAACTATACATTACAGCATGCAGCTGAAAGGATTAAAATATACTCTAAAGAAAGATTTAACTATAAGATGTACGACGTAAACATATAAATAATAGTATGGAAGGATTAAATATAAGACATTTTAAACTCATAAACGGTGAAGAGATCATCGGATTACTCGCTATTAAGAATGACGATAATTTTATTATTGAAAGACCAGTAAAGATACATCCAAATCTTCTTGGTGGTGTTCAATTCTCAGCATGGTTTCCATTCTCAGATAGCAAACAATTTAAAGTACTTAAGAATAATATTTTACAGCATGTACCAATAGCAGAGACTATAAAAGATACATATGTTAATTTTGCTCTTAAGATGGATAAACCCATCAGCCCACCTGATACTCGAACTGATGAAGAACTCTTACAAGAGTACGAAGACAGTTTGAATGGAACAGTTGATGATATGATACCTGATGCGAAGAGGACAATACATTAATTCTATACCTCTACCGCTCCGGGTGATAATATATTATACCATAAAAACAGGCATTTGTAAACGACTTTAGTGAAAATAATTAAAATAAATTAATCGTTTACATTTCACCAAAAGTATGGTATAATAATACATTATGGAGAAAATATATGGCTCAAATTAAACCAAAAGATAAACCTCATTACGTCAATAACAGAGAATTCTCTGAAGCCGTTATGGATTATGCTGTAGAAGCGCATGAGTGTAGAAAAGCTGATAAGCCAGTACCTATAGTTCCTGATTATATAGCAAAATGCTTTATTCGAATCTCAGAAGGACTGTCTCACAGACCGAACTTCGTGAGGTACACTTATCGTGAAGAAATGGTAATGGATGCTGTTGAAAACTGTTTAAGAGCAATCGGTAATTATAATATCGAAACTGCTACAAGAACAGGTAAGCCTAACGCATTTAGTTACTTTACTCAAATATGTTATTTTGCATTTATTCGTAGAATAACCAAAGAAAAGAAACAACAAGATATCAAGTTTAAGTTCATCGAAAAGATGGGTATTGAAGACTTTGTTGCTATGGGTATGGATAACGAAGGTGCAGAAGAAACAATGGCTTATGTTGATACGTTAAGACAAAGGATTGGTACTATACGTACTAAAGATGAAGCTATTAAGCAATTTGCCAAAGAGGAGAAAAAACGAGAGAAAGAAAAGCTCGAGTTATTCATGTAATGAAAAAAGTAAGTACAAAACAAAACCTAAGACATATGCGTCTTATGAAGAAAAGAACTCAACGTGAAGAGAAACGTAAAGTCCACAGAGTAATCATTGCTCATAAAATGGAAAAGATTAAAATGGCTGGAAGACGAATTATGAAAGCTCAGAAACGTATGATGAGACTCGCAAGACAAGCATGAAGATAGCAATATTAAATGATACTCATTGTGGTGTCAGAAATAGTAGTGATATTTTCTTACAGTATCAAGAGCGCTTTTATCAGGAGATATTCTTTCCTTATTTAAAAGAAAACAACATCAAAAACATTCTTCATTTAGGAGACTATTACGAGCATCGCAAGTTTGTTAACTTTAAAGCTCTTAATGCTAATCGTAAGCATTTCTTAGAGCCAATGCGAGATGCTGGTATTACAATGGATATCATTCCAGGTAATCATGACGTCTATTTTAAAAACACAAACGAGCTTTGTTCTCTTAAAGAGTTGCTTGGTTACTTTACGTCAAATGTTAATATTATCATGAAGCCAACTGTATTAGACTATGATGGTCTTAAAGTTGCTGTAATACCTTGGATTAATAATTCTAATTATAAAGAATATACAGAGTTTGCACAAAAATGTGGTGCACCAATACTTGGAGCTCATTTGGAATTAAAAGGATTTGACATGATGGCAGGGATGCCTAATCCACATGGTATGAGTGCTGACGTATTTTCAAGATTTGAAAAAGTATTAAGTGGCCACTTTCATACAAGATCAACTCAAGGTAATGTCAGTTATCTTGGTTCTCAAATGGAATTCACTTGGGCAGATGTCGATGATCCTAAATACTTTCATATATTAGATACTGAAACAAGAGAAGTGACTCCAGTAAGAAATCCAATTACAATGTTTAAGAAAGTCATATATGATGATAGCAAAACAGATTATGACAAAGTAGACATATCAGAATTTGAAAAGAAATTCATTAAACTGATTGTTATAAATAAAAATGACTTGTATATGTTCGATAAATTTGTCGATCGATTACAAAATATTGAAACGTATGAGCTTAAGATAGCTGAAAGTTTTGAAGAGTATTTGGGAGAAAGCGTAGAAGACGAGAAAATATCCCTCGAAGATACGACTGAACTTTTAGATTCTTATGTTGAAGCAGTAGATACTGACTTAGATAAAGAACATCTTAAAGCAGAATTACGTAAGTTATTTACGGAGGCACAAAACCTCGAGGTAGTATGATACATTTTAAATCATGTGAGTGGAAGAATTTTCTATCCACTGGAAGCGATCCAATAAAAATCTTATTAGATAAAACACCATCAACATTAATTGTTGGTCAAAATGGCGCAGGTAAATCAACTTTACTTGATGCATTATCCTTTGCACTCTTTGGTAAACCCCATAGAGATATTAAGAAAGATCAAATGATCAATAGTATTAATAAAAAAGGTACGCTTGTTACAGTTGAAATGACTATAGGAAGTCATGAGTTTAAGATTGTACGTGGCATTAAACCAGGTAAGTTTGAAATCTATCAAAATGGTAATCTGATTAATCAAGCATCTAATGCCAGAGATTATCAAAAGTTCTTAGAGCAAAATATTCTTAAGCTTAACCATAAGTCATTTCACCAGGTAGTTGTACTTGGTTCATCTTCTTTTATACCATTCATGCAATTGCCAGTTTGGTCAAGAAGAAATATCATTGAAGACTTATTAGATATTAATATCTTTTCTAAGATGAATACTCTGTTAAAAGAAAGAAACTCTAAAATCAAAGATGAATTAACTGATGTTAATCATCAAATTGATATTCTTAAAACTAAAATGGATGCTCAAAGTAAGTATATCAAAGACTTACAAGAGTTAAATGATGATCAAATAGAAAAGAAAAGAGAATCAATAGAGGTACATAAAGAAGAAATTAATAAACTCTTTGATGAAAGTAAAGAGCTTGGAAAGAATCTCTCAGCATCTATATCAACTGAAGAAAAACATAGTGGCGAATTAGTTAAGAAACTTTCTCAACTTGATTCTTATGACATGTCGTTTAATGATAAGATAAAAGGATTAGTTGATGAGTCAAGATTCTATGAAGAAAATGATCAATGTCCTACTTGTGATCAACCCATTGAAGAAGAAAAGAAAACTGAAAAGCTTTCGCTCTTAAAAGATAAAGCAAAAGAAATACAAAATGCTAAACAAGACTTAACAAAGAATATTGATGAGCTTAAAGTAGAACAACAAGAAGTCTCTAATAGTTTAAATAAGCTTCGTCAAAAACAACAAAAGATAAATAGTAATAATGATGCAATTGCTCTTTTGCAAAAAGAAGT